GCTCTAATTGTTTCGATATCGTTCATATTCTACTCCTTAATAACCAAAGTTCTTAGCAAGTAAATCCCATTTCGTAGAACCTAAATTATATATGAATGCTAAGTAGTCAGCTTTAGAACTTCCAGAAGATGTTGTAGGCAATGTTAAGTCTGTTGAACCACGGAAGACTGCATTGAATGAAAGCGTTTGTGCATTAGTTGTGGTCAATCTAAATAAAATCTTTTGACCATTCACAAGAGTTCCTGTAGGCGCATTGATAGTTAACGTGCCAGCAATACCAGTATATGTTTGAATTGCCGTATCTGTAGTATCGGCGTTGATCGTGATGCTATTCTGATCTGTGTATGATATGACACGATTGGGCGCAGCAGCAGGAGACCAGTAAACTCCAGATCCAGTTGTGCGCAAATAGTATCCAGATGTTCCTGTGGAACTGTTAGCAAGCAATCCACCAGAGACTCTTAGAGTGCTGTTTGCAGTAATCGTGTTTGCGTATAATGCCGATTCGTTTCCCGCAAACGCATTCATTCTCTTAGTAACAGAGTTCAGCTGCGCACGAACGGCGCTGAATGTGTTAGAAGAAGTTGTATTTGCGATAATTGGCATTACTTATGTTCCTTTAAGCCCACGTTCCTACACTGATATTTGTGCCAGCTGTTCCAATTGGCCAAATTGAAAAATAAGAACCGATTTGGCCTGTATAGATTGGGCCAGAGGCTGATGTGGTTACTTGCGGGATAAATGTACCACCAGCATTGACTGACACGATGCCATTGAACGTCAATACTTGGTATTGAGTGGCGGCTGTTGTTGCAGACATTGTTGTAGTGCTTGCGGCTGTTTGAATATAACCACATGCGGGTGTTTCATTGACTGTTGCAAAACCTGTTGCATTAAAATAACGAACAAGCCAATACCCAATGTTGTTTAAGGTTGCTGTACCACCAAAACCACTACCCAAAGTATGAGACGTTGTAGTCGTCGTTTTGATGGTAACATACGTTCCTTGAAACGCATACACAGTTCCGGCGCTCAACGTGCAGCCCACGCCTAGCCAAGCTTGTGCGGCTGTTGTTGCGGAGAGTGCCAGCGTTGAGTTCAGTTCATAATACTGCATTCCAGGAATAATACCACGCTGTGTGCCCTGAGGCGTAAAGTATGGAACTTTTCCGTCATACTCCATTGCGCCTGCTTCGGCACTTGTCAAGTTTGTGCCAGCAGTAAAATCAAGCGGAGCAATAGACGAAGTTCCAGCTGGCAAAACTACTCTTCCACCAAACGTAGCATTACCAGAGTTATCTAACACAATGTTGTTAGTAGCACTAGAAGGATGAATAAGATTGATAGTCTTTATTGTTGACATTATGTATTACCCTTTAATGCAGCAATTTCAGCCTTAGCAGCGTCAAGGTCTGCTTTGAGTTCTTGGATGGCAGCAACTAGAGTTGCAACAACAAAGCTGGCATCAACCCCCTGATGTTTTGGATTTCCATCAGAGTCAACTGCATCTTTTTCTCCGCAGACTGCGCCCGGGATTACAGATTGCAATTCATGAGCAATAAAGCCTTCTCCATTAGACCCGTCTGACTTCCACTTAAAAGTCACGGGGTTAAGCAGAGAAACACGATCAAGAGCGTTTTTCATCGGCTCAATCGTATCTTTCAAACGATAATCCGACGAAGTTGTGTACAGAACAGTTGTGCTTCCGTTATGCGTGATTGCACCCGCCTGAGCGGGAGTATCATTTACAAATTGAACGTAATTTCCACCAACCGTTCCTGTGTCGCGCATGACTAGACCATTAAAGGCATTCATGCTGCAAGAGATCAAAACTTTTGATGAGCTAAACGCCGTTGTCGCCCCCACCAGCAAATTGCCGCTGGAGTCGATGCGGGCGCGTTCGGAGCCGCTTGTATAAAGTTTCAGAGAAGTGGCTTCTTGGTTGTTAATGATGACATCGTTTGAGCCATCATAACCAAAAAGAACGCCGTCAGTTAACGTTGCGCCTGTCGCAGAGTTTGTAACTTGTATCTGACCGCCTGACCCAGCAGATGAATACACTTGCAGTTTCTGTGTTGGCGAACTCGTCCCGATCCCCAAGTTGCCGGAGGCATCCTTATAAATCTGCCCAGAACCAATATTCAACACACCAGACGAATCTGTTATAACAGTTGCTGTTAGCGCAGGAACAGTCAATGTAAAAGTTGACGCTGTTACTGGAGTATCTAGCGTAACAGAACCACCACCAGATGATTTAAGCGCGACGGGCATTAGATAATACTCCAAACAGAACCAGAGGGAACCGTAACTGTTACACCAGAGTTGATTGTAACAGGACCAGCAGTCATTGCGTTTTTGCCAGCCGTTATAGTATAGTTAGTCGTGATTGTGGTATCGTTTTCATAGAACGCTTTATCTGTTCCACCACCAGTTACTCCACTACCAAAAACAACGCCGCTTACTGAAGTTACAACTGTGTCTGTTCCTAAAAGAGCATTTAATGTTTTAGTTACAACGTTAGCTGTTGCAAAATTTGTTGCGATTGTGATAGTATCTGTTGTTGGATTAGCAGCCAAACTAATACCAGAACCAGCAACAAGAGTTAATCTATCTGTGGTTGAGTCTGCTGAAACTACGTTAGCGCCAACAAGAATACCAGAGAATCCGTTAGCACCACCACCACCGCCAGACACTGGGCTCCAATAAACACCAGTTCCGCTTGTGCGCAGATAGTAACCAGCTACACCAGCTGAGCTGTTAGCAACAAGAGTTCCAGATAGAATCGTGTTACCCGATACGCTCAGATTTGTTGAAATCGTTGCGCGCCCAGCAACACCGAACCAACCAGTCGTATTCGTTGTGTGTCCAGCACCACCGATTGTTAGAGTAGAAGCAGCGCCGCCCATCGTTATGGTTTTGCTTGCACCACCGATAGTCGTATTTCCTGCTACTGAAAAGTTTCCGTTAGCAACAAGAACACCGTTGATGATTGTTCTATCGGTTACAGTGTTTGCATTACCTAATACCGTATTACCTGCAACATAAAGATTGGTGGAAATCGTTTGACGACCAATGTGATTATGTAATCCAGTAGTATTGAAAACCTTACCAACGGCACCAAGAGTAGTGTTACCAGAAACAGTTAGATTTGTTGAAATCGTTGCGCGCCCAGTATGTGCGAGCAGTCCAGATGTTGTTGGATTAGACTTTGTAGCATATAGTGTTGATGCGTTGGCAACTTGAAGCCTATCGTTGATAAGCGTTCTAAGGGCGGTGTTAGTGCCGGTTAGATTGGTATTAACAAGTGTGATACGGCTAGTCTGAGTAGCAATAGATGAATTGGTATTAGCTAATGCAGCACGTTCGATTGCTTTCGTTTGATAGACAGCAGCAGCATTCGCAACTTGTAGACGATCAGATATTAAAGTTCTTAATGCAGTATTCGTACCAGTCAGGTTCGTATTGATTAGATTAATACGAGTCGCTTGTGTGGCAATATAAGAGTTTGTGTTAGCAAGAGCAGCTCGCTCAACAGCTTTCGTTTGATAAACTGCGGCAGCGTTCGCAACTTGTAAACGATCACTGATCAGCGTTCTTAATGCTGTGTTGGTTCCAGTCAAATTCGTATTGATTAGATTGATACGAGTTGCTTGAGCACCAATGTATGCGTTGGTATTGGCTAATACTGATTTGACATAGCTGTTCGCTGCTGCGTATGCTTTTGTTGCGTATGTGGCGACTGCGTTAGCAACCTGCAAGTATTGAGTAGTAGATGAACCACCAGTTAAAAGATTGGTTCCTACACCAGCAGCAGCTGCAGTCAGATCGATATAAACGCCTCGAGATGTTCCGCCTTGTTCAAAAATTCTTAATTTATTTTGATAAGCGTCAATCGTCACCCCGCCGCTAGTTGTTGCGTTTGGCGGTTTAGCTAAATTGACCTGACCACCTTCATCTCCACTAGCAAGAGTTGATGTGAGTTCTGAACCGCTAACAATACCAGTAGCAGTCATTGTTCCTGTGACTGATGCGTTACCAGATACAGTTAAGTTCGTGCTGATAGTTGCACGACCAGTGTGCGCGAGCAATCCTGATGTAGTTGGATTTGACTTAGTAGCATACAATGAAGACGCATTAGCAACTTGCAGACGATCACTAATCAATGTGCGAAGTGCTGTATTCGTTCCAGTAACCGACGACCATGTAGCACGAGTAGCAATGTATGCGTTCGTATTCGCGAGCGCAGCACGTTCAACAACTTTTGTTTGATATGTTGCAACAGCATTTGCTACCTGCAATCTATCAGCAATAAGCAAACGAAGGGCTGTATTGGTGCCAGTTAATGCGGCCCATGTCGCACCACCGCCACCGCCACCACCATTTGCTGATACCGGACTCCAGTAGATACCAGAGCCAGATGTGCGAAGATAATAACCAGCTGTACCAACAGATCCATTAGCTGTTAGTGTGCCAGTGATTACGGGATTATTTTTTGTGAGATATGTAGAAGCTGCGTTGGCTACTTGAATATAATCGTTTGTAAAACTAAAGACAGCTGTGCCGTTAGAAGAAAACAGCTTCTGATCTTTATAATTGATCGCAAGTTCGCCAGTATCGATATCAACCGTAGTTGGCGTTTTATTTAAGACGCCACTGCGTTTGATTTTAATAGTTGATGCCACACCCAACTCCTAGAGAGGAAGTGAGGGGAAACACTTGTCCCCTCACTGGTTTTACATATTTATATTAGTATGAACCGCCGTCGATAATCGCGTCCAATTGTGCTAGTGCATAACCAGTTCCACCAATATTTACCGTAGAAGTTGGTTCACTCTGTAATCCTGTGTATATTTTATAAATTCCGTCCGAAGCATCACGGAACAAACCAGAATACTTAGTTCCAGATGACGTATACTTACCGTAGAAACCAACGTCAACTGTGTCTGTTGAATTGTTAGCAGCCAACTTAATCATTGAGTCATCAACATTTAGAGTTGATGACGAGACATAAGTTACTGCACCTTCAACAGTCAAATCACCGTCGATGATCGTTGAACCTGTGATTCGTGTATTACCAGAAACCGCAAGGTTTGTGCCGACTGTTAAACGACCAGTATGATTAAAGAATCCAGATGTTGATGGACTAGCTTTAACTGCATATGTTGCAACAGCGTTGGCTACTTCTAGATACTGAGAAGTGGATACTGCAGCAACTGGAGACCAGTAAACGCCAGTTCCTGATGTGCGCAGATAATATCCAGCAGTTCCTGTTGAGCTGTTGGCAACAAGAGTTCCACCAAGTGTCGTGTTACCAGAAACCGAAAGATTGGTGCTGATAGTTGCACGACCAGTATGAGCAAGCAAACCAGATGTTGTTGGATTTGACTTAGTAGCATATACTGCTGCTGCGTTGGCTACTTGCAGCCTGTCGCTAATAAGAGTACGCAGCGCAGTGTTAGTGCCGGTCAGATTGGTATTAACTAACGTGATACGAGATACTTGTGTACCAATGTATGCGTTTGTATTAGCCAATGCAGCACGTTCAACGGCTTTTGTCTGATAAGTTGCAGTAGCATTAGCAACTTGGAGTCTATCACTAATGAGTGTTCTTAGTGCTGTATTTGTGCCAGTTAAATTCGTATTTACAAGTGTGATACGAGATGACTGGGTAGCAATAGACGCATTGGTATTTGCAAGAGCTGCACGTTCAACAGACTTAGTTTGATAAGTAGCTGTAGCATTTGCAACTTGTAGACGATCACTAATCAACGTTCTTAGTGCTGTATTAGTGCCAGTCAGATTGGTATTGACAAGATTG